GGGGCCGTTTTGTCCCACTTTTCTCACCGGCTTTCCGAGTGGGACTATTTGTTCATGATTTAGCGCGTCTTCGAGACGCTTAAGGCCCTCGTGAGCGAGCCTCCGACGGTCGGCGCGCCGGGTGTAGACCTCGCCCTGCTTCGTGCTGGAATGGCCCATGATCGCCATGATCTGGTGAGCCGTCAGACCGAGCTCCGCGAGCAAGTCCCCCTGCGCCTTGCGGATGCCATGGCCGTTCTTGCCCTTGGCGAGACCCGCCTCCCGGCACCACTTCCCCATCCGATTCCCGAACGACGCGGCGGACCCGTATGGCCGCCCGTGTTCGCTGACGATGTATGTCAGCTGTCCTGTCTCCGGGCAGGCGTCGATCGCGTCCCTCAGCGGGGCGATGATCGGAATGTCCATGACCACCGGCCGGCGCGACCTGTTCTTCGCCTGGGTAAAGCGCAGCTCCGTCCCGCCATTGCGCTCGTGCTGGCGGCCGAATGTGTGGACATCAGAGCGGCGCTGAACGGTGAAAAGGAAAAGACACAGGGCGAGATACGCCATGGTGCCGCGTGGGTGCTTCTTGACGAACGCCTTCACGTCATCAAGATCCCACGCCGTGAACCCGTCGGGGCTCGTCGGCCGGCGATAATCTACGAGCGCGGCGACATTCTTTTCCAGCTTCTCCGCCTTCACCGCCCGACCGAGCACCTGGCGAAGGGTCTTCACCACCGCGTTGCCGGTTTCCGGCCCGTCGGGCGCGTCGCGCCAGCGCATCACATCTGCAGCGCGCAGCTTCGTCGCCTGGACGGCGCCGGTCTTCACTTCAAGGCGGCTCAAAAGGCGGGCGCGAACCCGCTTCGTGCTTGGCGCAAGGTCCCGGAAATCGCTTGAGGCGCGATAGTCGGCGATCAGTTCGCCGATCGTGCCCGGCAGGTCCAGGCGCGGCGCCGGCCGCGGCTTCGGCTCTACACCGGGCAGGGGCTCGCCATGAAATGCGGCGCGGTACTGCTCAAGGAACAGGTCGGACCCTTCCGGCGCATGAAGCCGTACCTTGGAGCGACCCGGGACGCGCACATAAATGCGCTCGGTCCCGTGGCGATCGGTGTCCCTCACAAGGTATTTAAACCGGACGTTCGCCATCTCACCCGTCATATCGCGCTGACCCGATCAAGCGGGTTCTCCTCCTCATCATCGTCGGCGGAGCCCGCGTGTGGCAAGCGGTCGAAATGTTCGTCGAGTTCGCGGAGGTCATAGACCCGGCGCGCATTGACCTGGCGCGGCTTCGGCATCCGTCCGTCTTCCACCATGCGATCGAACAGCCCCGGCGACACGCCGACATAGGCGGCTGCCTGCTCACGGTTCACGCCCCGAGGCGGGAAGGGAAGGGTGGCGGGCGCGGTCATGTCACGGGCGAGCCTTCACGGCTTCGATGTTCCCAGCGATCACGTGGAAGCTGACGGCGACCACCCACGGGTTCACGTCCCAGCCGAAACCGCGCTTGGCGTTGAGGCTCTGCCACAGGGCTGCGAAGCCGCCGCGATAGCCGGTTCCTGCGCAGCCAATCTCGGCGCACGTTCGCCGCGCGTGATCGCAGGGCTCGCTATCGAACTCGGCGCCCTCCGCCTTTGCATCCTCTTCGCTGATCTCCTGGAGCCGCTGAACGCGGACCTCGGTGACGCGGAGGGTGAGGCGGGAAAACTCAGATGGCAGATGCATCCCAGGCCGCCGCGCGTTAAACGTCGGCAGCCTGCAGCGGCTCGGCCATTGCCCGATCATTTCCCCGGCGTCTGCGTCGTACTGGACCCGCACCGTGCGGGGTTGACCGTCCGCCAATAAGCCGAGCGAACGATGCTCCTCGCGGACATAGAGCAGATCGCAGGGGGCGTAGCCGGGCGCGACGCACTGCCCGGTGCGGGTGTGCCAGACGCATGGGGTTTCAGAGTAAGGTCTGCCGGCTCTGTCGGTTACGCCCGGCCCGCCGACCGTGCTGGCTTCCCACGCGCCTCGGCCGGGCACGGCTGGCAGCTTCATCACTCGCCGCGTCTGTGTCTTGCGCCCCTCAAGGAGTGCGCGGACCATCGGGCCGGAGAACAGGATGGGTCGATCGCTCATGACGCACCGCCTGTCAGGTCCGTGCGGCGGGACGGCAGGCGCTGGGTGAAGACGTCGCGCACGAGCGCCTGGAGGCGGGCGGCGTCGCCGTCATTGTCCAGCTGCAGATCAATGGGGAGCTGGTCAAAGCCGGTTTCGCTGGTGTGGACGCCGGTCTCTTCAAAGCCCGGCCGGTGGATGCGCCAGACCTCGCCGCCGGCGCTGCGGATCGCGTGCGCCTCGTTGGGCTTGCGGATCCCTGTGACGGCGACGCCGGGCGCGCCGTCATCAAGGATCAGCCGGGCGATGCGGCCGGTCATGATCCGGGTGTACAGGTCGGGATTCACCATGCCCCGCCCCCAGTCATCGCCCAGGCTGCGCATGAGATCGCGGGCGGACTTGTCGCCGAACGGTCCGCCGATCCGCTTGGCGCGGCCGCTTCGGCTGGACACCAGATGCTCGATGCGCGCCTCGCTCACAAAGCCGCTGCGCAGGATCGACCGCACCATGTCAACGATGGGATCGCCGGGATTGATCTTCACCCAGCCGAACGCCTCCACAAGCGCGTCGGCGGCGGTGTCCTTGCCGGAGTCCTGCGGCCCGGCGAAGCCGATGATGCGAAGCCGCTGGCCGGTGCTGTCTGGGGCGCTGCTCATGATGTGGTCTCCAGTGAGCGGCCTTCGCCCTGCGCATCCAGCCTGTCGGCGGCGTTGCGCAGCATGGCCGCGAGGGTGGGGCGCTGGTCGTCCGGGACCGCCCAGGCGGCGGGCGGGCGGTGCAGCAGGGTGAGGCTATGAGCCGCCGGGCGGTCGCGACGAACCCAGCCGGCCCGCTCCAGCTGGCTGAGCAATCGGTCTGCGCCGCTATGGGCCTTCAGGCCCAGCAGGGCGGCGAGCTGGCGCAGGCTCGGTGTTGCGCCCGTGCCATCCAGCTCGGCAGTGATGATGTGCAGCGCCGCAAGCTCGCGCGCGGTGAGGCTGGCGGGCGGCGGGGCGGTGGGCCTATCCATGGTCCGCCCCTTTCGCCGTCGCCGCCACGCACGCCGGGAAGGCATGGTGCGCGACGCCGTCCAGGAGATGGCCGGCGGCCTTCTTGCCGACGCGGCCGGCGAGCACGGCGCCGGGCCTGAAGACATCGCCGGTGGTGGCGCACTTGGCTGGCGGCTCGAAGCGCTCGCCGGTCCAGTGCTGGAGCTTGCCCGGCTCAAAACACATGGCGCGAAGCGGCGGCGTCAATGTGCCGGACTCGTCCATCTCGCTGAGCCGGTGCTCCCCCCACTGCTTGAAGAAGAACGGCGTTCCCGCCGCCGCGCACTGATCGCGCAGGGGCGCCGTGCGGGTGCGCTCGCTCGCCCGCGCCACCTTGCCGGTCCAGACCGGCCCGGCCTTGCCAGCTTGCGTCGTGCCCGCGTAGTGGGGCGTCTTCGGATTGCCGTCCAGGCGCGCGCCCGCGACCTTCATGGCGTAGCAATACTTGCAGCCGGGGCTGACGACGGTGCAGCCGACGACCGGGTTCCACGTCTCGCCGGTGAAGCCGGGGATGTGGGTCCATTCAATGGCGGTGTTATGAGTCATGGCTTGGTCTCCGAGCCGGCGGCGCAACCGTCTGCGTAGGCTTTCTCAATGGCGTCGATCAGCGCCTGCCGCTCGTAGTCGGCGAAGCACGGGTGATAGGGCAGGCTGCGGGCGTCGCGCCGGCATTTCAGGCGCGCCTTGCGGAGCGCCTCGGCGTACCGGCCAGCGGCGGTGAGGTTGCCGAGGCGGGGCCTCGCGGCGTCACGTGCGCCGCGCTGGGCGCCCGCCTCGATGATCGACAGGAGGGCGCCGACGACCGCGTCTTGCTCAGCGCGATCGGCCTCCGCCAACGGATCAAGCGGTCGCCCGAGCGCGTGATCGATATCGTCCATAGCGGGATCGCTCAGACAGCGGTTTACGGTCGGGCTGCTCATACCTCCTCTCCATTCATCAGTTTCCGCGCGCCGGTCTCGGCTTTGGCCGGGCTGGTGAAGGCCATGTCGGGCGGGGTCCAGGACGTGTCGCGGCGCACATGGTCGAGGACGAATTTCACCGCCGCCGCCTTCTTCTTCGGCATAACCGCGCTGGGTGCGGGCTCGCCCTCGATGGGCGGGATGCACGCATCGGCGATGCGCTGGATCTGGGGGATGGCAAAGAGCGACAGCCAGTCCTCGCTCATGCGCCAGGGCTGTACGAGATCGCCCAGCCGGTCCTTGAGTTCGATGACGAAGGCGGCGTCGCCGGGGCTCGCGCCATAGCCGCACCAGCTTCCGGCCTGGGCCGCGATCGCGGCGGCGAACATGCGCTCAAGGGCCGGGCTGGCCAGCAGATGGGGCAGGGCCTTTACGGAATCGGTGATCGCGAACTTTGCCGGGCCGGCGTCGATGCCGGTCTGCGCGGCGGCCTGATCGTGGAATTCGGACGCGGCGCGGCAGAGCAGCACCAGCCCGGCCGGCGGGATCTTGCGGTCATCGCCCTCAAGCCTTCGCCCGGACATCCAGTAGCAGGGCTGGCCCTGATCGCCGTGATAGTCCGTGCTCGAAAACAGCGCGCACAGGGTGACGGCGTGGGCGAAGCGGATCGGCGCCTGGCCCATGGCCGTCTGGAGGCGGACAGTCTTGTCGGTGCGCGCCGCGCGCCAGTGGCGCTTCTCGTAGGGAGAAGCGCTTGTTTTTTGTTGTTCTTCCTCGCGTCCGCTCGGTCGGTCCTCGCTCACGCTGCGGGCGGCCGGTCGGCCTTGCGGCGGCTGCGCCGCCGGGGGGGGTGAGTCCGCGATCGCCTTCGCCTTCTTGCTGGCGGGGCGGGCGTGGCGGTGTTCCAGTTTGAGGGTCTGGGGATTGATCCGCAGGATGAGGGCGAGGGTGGCGCGCTGTTCAGCGCCCGCCTTCGCGCCGGGATATTCATTCGGCCAGCTCTGCTGATTGTCCCAGGCCGCCGGGTCGGTCACCACGGTAAGCCATCCGTCCGCCGAACGGCGTTCGGCTTGCGCTGGCAGCGCCTCCTCCTGAAGGCGGCGGGCGAGGGCGCGGTCGGCATAGACCTCGCCGTCATCATCCTCCACCACCGGGCCGTCATAGAGGGCGGGATCAAAGATCGCGTCGTCCACCGGCAGGCCGGCGCCGCGCAGCTGGGCGCGGATATTCTCCACGGTCTTCCAGCCGCCATAGCCCGCCATGATGTTGGCGAGGGCGTTGTCCTGGATCGCGTGCGGCCAGGCGCTGAGCTCCTGCGCGGCGGTGAGCGTGAGCCGCCCCCCGGCGAGGGCGACGCCGGCCTTCCTGCTGAGATTCTGCGCCAGCCGGATGCGCTTCTCCACATAGCGGCCGGTGAAGCCCGCCGCCTCACCCACCGCCGCGCACGCGGCCTCAAAGGTTTCGCCGCGCGCTTCGCGTAAGGCCACGATGGCCTGATAGGCCTCGGCCTCCTCCAGCGGCTGGACGTCCTCGCGGTCGCGGTTCTCGGCGATCGCCACCTCAAGCAATTCCAGATCGGTGAGCTCGCGCACCACTGCGCGGATCGGCGTGCCGGGCGTCCACCCGTCGCGTCCGGCTTCAGCGTTCAGGGTCGCCGCGCGCCAGCGCCGCTCGCCATTGGCGATCTGATAGACGCCGGACTTGTGCGGGTGCGGGCGCAGCAGCGGCGGTTGCAGAATGCCGTAGCGGGCGATGGACTCCGCCAGCCGGGCAAGGCCTTCAGGATCGAAGGTCTTGCGCGGGTTCAGATCGCAGCGCTCGATACGGTCCAGCGGGATCATGGCGGCGCCGGGAGCGGTGTCGGCGGACGCGGCGGCCGGACCTTGGCCGGGCTGGGCGAGCAGGAAGCGCGCGGCGCCGCTGACGCTGAGCGGGTCGCGCCGCACAAGGTCGCGCTGCTCGAGCCATTCGACGCTCTTGCGCAGGTTCGACGGGTCACGGCCCAGCGTCTCGCCGAGGGCTTTCCAGCCGGGCAGGGCCTCGCCTGCGTCCTCGATGCGGATCAGCTCGGTGAGCAGCGCCACCGCGCCCTTCGGCAGATCGTCCAGGGAGAGCGGGTTCATTGTTGATCCTCCCGCGCTTCCGCTTGGTCGGGTCCGCGCATAAGGCGCGGGCGGCCGGTCGGCCTTGCGGCGGCTGCGCCGCCGAAGGTGCTGTAGGGCTGAACCCCATGCAGGACGCTTGCGAGATCGGGCTCGACCTCGAGCGCGTCGAAATTGGCGAGCGCTCCGGTGGAGCGGCCCGCGCTGATGCGGATCCCGATGCGGCCCTGGCCGTGGATCAGGGCGATCGTCTCCACATGGCCGCGCACCAGGCCGGCCGCGCGGCGCACGATGACGCGCTCGCCGCCCTCGAAGGACAGGGCGGCGCGTTCAGACGGCGTGAGGGCGCGGGGTGGGGCGGATCGCCCCGGTCCTCCAGCAGGCAAGGCCTTGTCTCGAGTGGAGCGATAGGCGGTGAGGTCGATGACGTTTGACAGGTCCGGGGCCACGGGGCGTCTCCATTAAAAGGCGCCGGGCGGCGGCGGAGCGCCGCCCGGCAGGATCCCGGCGCATGGCTTGGGAGGTCGCCGGGTGGAGCGCACCGTATTCGCGATGTCTCGCGAATGTCAAACACTTTCGCGAATGCATGCCCGGCGCAAGACGCCTATCCTTGCGTGCGGAAGTGCACAGACATCGCGTGTGGAGGCATTATGACAAACGCATTGAGCCCGGTGGGCTGGATCGCCCTGCTTGCAGGGGCCGCCCTGATCGTGTGGGCGTTCGGGGCTCCGGCTTCGGTCGGCTATTCAGGCACGGTGAACATGGAGCTGCTGGTGGCCAAGATGCTCTACGCGGTGGCGGGCGCGGCTTGCGCGGTCATCGGCGCCGTGTTCGTGGCGGCGGCTGCGCTGGTTGCAGACCGTGACGTACAGAGTGCGCCGCCACGCGCTGGCGACGCCGGCGATGTGAATCGGGCGGGCAGTTTCTGATGGTGCTGCCCGCGCTGTTCGCCGTACGGTCCGAGCTGCGCGGCGAGCTGAAGCCGCCCCGGCCTTACCGGGACGCCGCCGACACGCCGGGCGAGGCCGCCGACGCCGAGGCGGCGGCGGAGGGGCAGACCTTCCTGATTGAATATGAAGCCGCGTCCGGCGAGGTGAGCCTGCGCGCGGTCACGGTTCAATCCGTGCGCGTCGGCGCCGGCGGTCGCAGGCTGGGCTGCTATTGCCATCTGCGCCGCGCCTATCGTGAGTTCGTGGTGGACAACATCCTCGCCTGCGGATCGGTGGAGACCGGCGAGCTAGTGGATCCCGAACCGTTCCTGGAGGACGCGCTGGGCCGGGTGACCGGCGCCGGCGAAATGGTGGTGCTCGATGACGGGGCGCTGCGAGAGGCGCGTCTGGCGAGCCGTCCACAGGCCGTGCTGCTGGCTGCACTGTCGCGATCGGACGGATATATGCACCGGTCCGAACGCATCTGCGCGGAGATATTCGTGGAGCGCCTGGTCAAGCCGCTGGGATTGAGCGCGTCCGAGATCGCTTCCCTGCATCGCCGGTTCGGGACGCTGCGCCCGACGCCGGATCAGATCGCCGAAGCGCTGGAGCGATTGCGTCTGGCGGGTCCGGAGGCCGTGATCGCGCTGCTGCGCGCCGCCAAGGATCTGGTGGAGGCGGACGGGCGGCTCCACGACGCGGAGATCAACCTGATCAACGAGCTGAGCGAGGATCTGTGCGGGGTTCGCATGTTCGACTGACGCCGCGCCGTCAAAGCGTCGCGCGGCGCTTCCTGACAACGCTCACCATGGGCATGGCGCGCCGGATGCGCTGGTTCTCCATGGGCGGACGCCCGTCCCAGGACAGAAGGTTATAGGTGTTCGGCTCATAGCCCCGCCGCACCTCCTTGAACACCATGGCGCCGTCCGCCAGTTCGACAAGGCAGGCCTCGCCGATCACCGCGTCCAGGTCCACATAGTCGCGCGCCTCGCAATAGACCACGTCGCCATCGCGCCAAGGCGGCATGGACCCGCCCCGGATCTCTGCGGCCACCAGGGCGACGTCGCCGGGTTCGGCTTTATTGGTGGTCATGACGGTCCTTTCAGGGTGTTCGTCCTGCCGGCCAGATAGGTGCGAAGCGTGGACTCCGGCACGCCGGCGCGCGTGGCCCAGTTATAGGAGTTGAGCGCCCGCTCCTCCATGAATCGCTTCAATGCGGCGCGCTGTTCTTCAAACTCGTCCATGGCGCAAAGGGCTAGCACGGGGTCCCGGCCCCGGCATTCGCGAGCTTTCGCGAAAAACGCCTTGACATATTCGCGAGAACTCGCGAATTCTCGCGATCATGGATCAGACTTTCAAATCCCCCGAAGCGTCGGCCGAGGCCGAAGCCGCCTCCGCCTCGGCCGACGCGCCCCTGTCGGCGCGCGTCGACGCGGTGCTCGACCGCCTGCGCGCCTGGCCGAAGGGCGAACGCTCCCGGCTGGCCGAACTGGCGGGGGTTCACGAGTCCTCTCTGCGCACGATGGCGGCGGAAGATTATGCACCCCGGCCAGTGATCAATCTGATCCGGCTGGAACGCGCCTTCGCCGCGATCGACGGGGAGGGCTGACATGTCAGATCTCCGCCAGATACGCCGCCGCCCAGAGCCGGGCCGGAACCGGAGCGCCGGCCAGGCGTGCGGCGGCCTTCGCGACTGCGCGATGGCGGCGGAGGATGAGAGTGCGGCGCCGGGCCGGGTGATTGATCCTGTCCATGAGCTTCAGTTCAGCACGCCGAACGGCGTTCGGCGATTGGAAACGCAAGTCTGTTTCCAACACGCCTTTCCTCGAGGCTTCGGCCCGTCCGGGCCTCGCATCCTCGCTTGCGCTGCGGGCGGCCAAGGTCTCTTTACGGCGCCCTTGCGGACCCGTCGGGTCCGGGGCGGCGCTTCATGACTGGGCGGGTTCACAGCGCGTCGGTTTATGCGGGCCTGCGCACCGCCGTGAGGCTGTGCCTGTCGTCCTTCGGCGCACCGGACCGGGCGGCGGAGGCCGCCGCGCGCCTGATCGGAAGCCGGTGCGGCCAGTCGCTGCGCGATTACGCCGACCGATCCAAGGACAAGTTCATTCCGGTGGATGTGGCCGCCGATCTGGAGGCCGAGTCCGACTATCCCCATATCGCGGCCGCGCTTGCGGCGGCCAGCGGCTATCTGCTGGTGCCGGGGCCCGGCCGCCTGAAGGCCGCCGGGTCGGCGGCGATCACGCTGGCCGAGGCCGGCGAGACCGTCACCGAGATCGCCACGGCCTTTGCGGACGGGCGCTGCGACCATGGGGAGGCGCCGGCCCTGCGCCGCCAGCTGGCGCAGATGATCATCGCCTCCCTGACGCTGGACGCTGAGATCGCGGCCCAGCACCCCGAAAG